GCACGGTGCTCAGGAATTTTGGGCTTACACCCAATACTATTTTACCACTAAGCTGAAATATCTACAATCTCGCAGTTTCCGTCTGATGTACACGCAAGTGTCTGCGTTCCAGATGTGCCGTCTTCTGTTTCATAGAAAGATAAATCTTCCCATCTAATAGACTTTGGCATCTTTGAAAGAAGTTCTTGATACTCTTCTTTTGAAACTTCTTGATATGGTGCTTGCTTGTATGTGTGATCTGAATGCGGTAGGAATGAAATACCTGATACTTCATCAAAATGCTTATAGACCCAAGCACCGACCTCCATCCATTCATCTTCTTTAACAGATACTGTAATTGAAGGCTTATGTTCACACCAAGCACGTTGATATACTAACCAGATATTTAAATGATCAATTGCTGTTAAATCATTTCTAACAATTGCACCTTCTGGTGCTTTTACTGGAAATGAAAATACATATGTATCATTTGGCTTCATTACATCATCTTCTACTGGTATGCCAACTTCTTTTAAGAATGTAGAAATTGGATCTTTCTTATCCCCACGAACTGTGCGAATATAATGCTCAGAATGCCATGGATGCATTCCTGAAGATACCCCGACCAATTGAGATACTGTTCCAGAAGGCTTTACGCATGTAATTGCTGCAGACTCTGGAATCCCAATTTTCCCAGCCTCTTCTGTATTTGTTGTTCTTGCATACTCACGTAGTTGAACAAGAACTTCTTCTAGCTTATTAATATCTTGTTTACCTGAAAAAAACTTGTGTCCAAATTGTCCAGTTAAAGAAACTCCTAATAGGCGTTCTTCTTCTGTATTGTCTTTCCAAATTTTACGTAAATACTTAAAGTCTGTTAGTGTTGATTGCCAAGTCCCAAGAATTGTAGCAAGGCGTACTTTATTCGCAACCTCTTCAATTGTATCCTTTTCACGTAATACGACTTCTGAAAGATTACAAAACTGATAAGGACGGAGAATAATTTCAGAACATGGGTTTGTGCCATAATGAATTTCTGGATCCCTGCGACCATATTTAGCAGCTTGCTTCTGTGCCGCCGCCACATTATAGATACCACGTTCGCCTGATTTTGAGTCATAAACAGATTTCCATTCTGCAATAAACTGCTCCATCTCTGGTTTGCGAGAATACGCAACAGAGTTATTTGAAAGTGCACGTTGTGAATTATTTTCCCACCAGTTACCTGATTTAGCCTGTGCCATTTCAATGTCATTAATATTAGAAAGCGAAATCATAGCAGAACGACGTACTCCGCCAACAACTACAATTTCTCCAATCTTGCACATAATGTCATGCGCTTCAATTGGCTTAAGGTTTCTTCCAGTTGCACCCTTAAACTTTGCAATTGTAAAATCAAAAAGATTAATTAATGGTTGTGGGCCCGATGAACGTCCACCCATTGTCTTAAGTCTTGCACCTGCTGGACGCAACTTGCTTACATCAATTGCTGGAATGTGTCCTGTCCAAAGCAATGCAAGAAGTTCTCTGTATGCCTTTGCCCAACCTTGTTTTGAATCTTCTACAACAATTATTGTATCTGACTTTTCAAGTTTTTCTGGGACGGCAGGAAGCTTGTTAACATACTTGTATTCAACAGAGAATCCAACGCCTGTGCCACACATTAAAATATACATTGTTTCATCAAATGAACGAGGATTATCTACTGGAACAAATGAGCAGTTATATCCTGCAACATGATCTCTATCTAATGCTGCTCCAGCAGTCATTACAGATCTCATTGATGGCATTACGTTACGATTAAAGACCTGTGTCTTTATTTCATTAACTAGTTTTTCGTCTGGTTTATAAGAATGATTTTTTTCTAAATGTCCAAGCATATAGTCGAAGTATCTATCAACAGTTTCACCCCATGTTTCTCTACGATTTTCTTCTGGCATCCATCTTGCATAGCGAGACAATGCGATAAAGTTTTCATATGGGTTTTCAATTGTATTAGACATAACGACCTTTTCTCTGCCCTCTGGCAGTTAATTAAATTTGTGTGAGAGATAAGTGTATCAAACTTTTTTTAGTGAGGGAAGACCCTAAGAGAATTTTTTAAATATATGTTCAAAAGAATTATTGGTCAACTGCAACCAGTTATATTCTTCATGTATTTTAGTTGACTGAGCAAAATAATATCCAGAGTATGCTTTAAAGTTATGTGACACATCTCTCATAAGTTCAAGTAGATGTTTATAGTTTGGTTCAAAAACTTTTCCTTCATGTGGAAAGGGCCATGGAGAATCTACTAGCTCTGATTTTAATGCTAGTGGTCCTAAATATTTTTTATAGTGAGCCCAATCATACGTGCAAATTGTTGGCATTCCAGTTGCTAGTGCTTGAAGTGGAATAAAACCAAATCCTTCTCCATAGCTTGGATAAACTAAGACATCATGGTCGTGATACAACCTAACTAATTGACTATCAGTTAATTCTTCTGTTATTACTTTAATATTACTATAAACATTTTGCGGCAATCCAACAATATTTCTATCTATTATATTATTATATATACGAGTAGTATTATTATGATAAGCCTTTATTGTTAAAGAGTAATTAGGGTTATTTCCAAATAAGGATCCAAATGCATCTACAACCATTTGTCCCGCTTTTCTTGGTGCAGGTTCTCCAACATGCAAGAATTTAATTACTCCATCATCTTCTCTTTTTTTAGGAGTCCAAATGTCTTGTATACCGTGAGGGTATACTTTTATATTTTTATATCCATTATCTTCAAATATCTGTGCACACCAGTCAGATGTTGTCCACATTTCATCTGTGGCATTAATCATTTCTTTCCATCTTTCAGGAACTACAGTTGATTCCCAAGGTGTATATCCAATTTGATATTGTCCTCTATGCATTTTGTAATGTTCTGGCTGTGCAAAATTTATTTGTACTGGAGACTTAGGATCAGCATAAGGCACGTCATGTCCTAAAGTTTTTAATGACTCAACTATGTTTAATCCAGCATAACCATAGCCATTTGAATTCTTTAAGTTAATTGTAGGCGTAAAAAATGAAATTTTCATAAAATCTTTCTGGTTGACTGGCTTGACACGACTTGTCTCACAATGCTAAGATTATAGTTCGTTATCTCTAAAGGAGGAATGCCAATGGAGAATATAAAACAGAGTTTTAGCGACCTAGTTCATAACTGGACTGTGATAGCAATGATAACATTATTTCTATTTTCAGTAAACCCCGCTGTAACTCCAAAAGCTGAAGCTGTTGTTGTAAAAACGGCAGTCCAGATAAAGTACGAAACCCTACTGAAGTTTAGTACCACAAAGTACAAAGCATCAGAAAGTCTTACAGACATTGAACTTGTAAAATTGTTGAAATATGTAGGATTTGAAGGAACAGGCCTTAAACAAGCTTGGTCAATTGCAAAACGGGAATCTAATGGAAGACCGCTTGCATATAACGGGAATAGAAAAACTGGAGACAGTTCATATGGAATTTTTCAGATCAATATGCTCGGAAGCCTAGGCCCTGAGAGAAAAGAAAAGTTCAACCTGACGTCAAATAAAGACTTATTCGACCCAGTAACAAACGCAGAGATAACGTACTACATGACCAATGGCGGTAAGGATTGGTCAAGCTGGAAGGGAATGACCCCGAAGGCTAAGGAATGGTTAAAGCAGTTCCCAACTAATTTAAAAGTATAAGAGGAATTAATGCAACGGATACAATACGTATCTAAATATATAGCCCTTTCAGAAGAAGGCCTTGTTCCAAGACTTGAATGTCCTATGGATCAGGGTCTTCTTCTACCTAATCAAGATTTAGAAGACAATTTATATATCTACTGCTTATCTTGTGGATATAAAAAATTTATAGGATTTGGCTTTTATGATGATATTATAAAGGCGGTTAAAAAACATGTGTGAAGATAAAGACTGTAATTGTGAAAGTAAGGCTATTGCCGAAACAGATAGTATGGGCAGAGAGAAATTCTGGGAAGATTTAGGAAGACCAAATGACTGAAGAAAATATTGAATCAACAAATTTAGAAGATAACCTTCCAATGGTTAACTATATTATGCTTCATCGCATATATGACCTTCTAACTGTAATTGGAAATAAAATTGTTGGCGGAGATGAAATATCCAATCTTGTCGCCTATCATGATAAAGGATATCTTTTAGGTCCTGCCCCATCATATACGCCTGATAATAATGATCAACAAAACGGTTGACTTAAAATAACATATATCCTACAATAATATTATGCAGGTAGAGTCACCACCATGACTCCCTGTATATTACATCTTAGGGTGTAAACACTACCCAATCGGATCCGCCTCTGATTGGGTTTTGTGTTTTATAAGCGGTATAATGTAATGGTGATTAGACAAGAAATTATAGCTTTAAATTCTACTCCTGTGGATCTTACGTTATCTGGATCTATTGATCCTTGTTTGGCTGTCTCTATTCAAAATATAATGACAACTGGATTTGCATACTTAGGAAATGAAAACGTATCCTCATCTTTATACGGACATAAATTATACCCTGGGCAATCATTTACAATTGAGCTGGCTCCAAACGATAAGATATTTGCTGTCGGAGATGCTGGAGTATCAATAGCTAAGTTTATTTTGGATATCGGATGACTCAACCAAGAATACGTATTACGACTCCTCCTTTTGATCCATCTACAATAGTAGTTCCTTCATTTGTATCTACAGTAAAACATCTTGTTAAAAGTGATTACGATGGAACAATAAATAAAGGGCAGGCAGTTTATGTAACTGGATCTACTGGTAATGATGGAACAAACATGCTTGTAAATAGAGCAAGCAATAATATAGAAATGACATCATCTAAGACCATGGGTCTTTTAGAAACAAGCCTTGCTAAAAATGGAATTGGTTATGTTATTACAGAAGGATTACTTGCTGGACTAAATACAAACTCTGCTAATCCTGGAGATCCAGTATGGCTTGGAACTGATGGCAATTTGATATACGGACTACTTAATAAACCTGTAGCTCCAGCACACCTAGTATTTATAGGAATTGTAACTAGAAAGAATCAAAATAATGGCGAAATCTTTGTAAAACGGTAAAACAGTCACAGTTGCTAATGGAATAATAACTTCCATCGCTTAATCCATATAGTGTAAAAAAGTGCGAAAAAAGTGCTTCGGCGGTAGAAGAGACATATTTTTTTTTATCATCTACATCATATGCAGAAAATACCCTTATAAATCCTCTAGGAGCCTTCTAAGCCACTTTTGGCTATCTACCCATATACATGGGTGCATGTGGCCTTAAAAAGGCGGGAAAGCCCAAAAGTACAATATATCCCTATATAGCCCTATATAAGCCTAGACCAATAAGAGATTATATATCTTCTTGATCTATATCTTCAAATAGGTCAAAGTCAAAAGCGTTTTGAAATCCCGCTTTTTTTAAAAATTCTAAAAGCATATATCCAGATAAGATTGCTGTTACCAGCAATACTCCAGTTCCTAATATTTTTTTCATAATATCTACTATAATCCTAGTCGACTAGAATATTAGTAAAGCTTTCTTTCTTTGCTAGTACCTTCAAAGATAATTCCATCTCTATCTCGATCAATAGGTGTATGTGATAATTGATATAGCTCGGCTTTTTAAGATTATCTAAAATGTTAATAAAATTTTTTTTACGACATGAAGTCTTTATTTACATATGTCTTGAGTCTGTGGCAATTTGCACATAATGTCTGCAAGTTAGATGGATCATCATTTTTATGGTTCCCGTCGATATGATCTACATCTAGCTGAATTTTGTGCACAGGTATAAATCCACATGCTTGACAAGAATCACCCTTTAGCCTTTTATAGCCATGTCTTCTACATTGTCCACATAGTCTACCAAAGATCTGCCTGCCTTTATATCTGCCTTTGGATTCTTGCACATTTCCACAAGAACATAAACCTTTAGTATATCTCGCCATTTATCCCTAATATATATTATGTTTTT